AATGATGATATCCATAGATTAGAAAGTGCTTTTGAATGGCAGTACAAGAATTATGATCTGCATCCTTGGCAAGTGCCAAACACATTTGGCAGTGCAATTCTTGATCACAGCACAGCTAACATAATGTTGGGTTTTGACAACCTGGGTCGCAGTTCATGGGAAAAGTTTTGCAATTATGACACCGACGGTATTGACGTGGACACAAACAATTTTGAAATGCTGTCAGGTAAATTAGAGATCAGTCTTAATAGGCCGTTGTCTTTGACCATGCCAGAAAATTATCAAAACTGGTGTGCCTTGCATAAAGTACCAGTAGTAGGAAGACATCTTAGAATTGGCAACTTTGCTGATGATCATGCCACGTTGAACCAACTGAGATACCTGTTTGTTAATAACGAAAATGAACCCGGCCATAAAATCTTTTTCGCTTTATAGACCCACAGAGCAATGGATAAGAGAAAATTCTGGCCATGCCTGGGTCAAACTAGACATTGATGTACCATATGATGTGATATCTCAAGAAGCACAGGCAGTGTTTGCTCGTAGTGTAGAACATAGAGAATATGACAAGGTAGCGGGACACACAAATCAAGGCTGGCGCAGTGTATGTTTACATGGCATCAGCAGCGAGTCAACCGGTAAAGATGACACGGGCAACGCAATGACATGGACTGACGTGTCATCGCAATGTCCAATCACAGTAGATTTTGTAAAACAGTATTGGCAAGAAGACACTGCTGGTCGCGTGAGATTCATGTGGCTAGCCCCTAACGGACACATTATGCCACATGTGGACAGAGAACATGCCATGCTTTTTGAATGTAATGTTGCCATAGATCATCCTGACCAATGTGCTGTGCAATTCATGGATCGAGGCTGCATACCATTTGAATCAGGTAGTGCTTTTATGATTGATACCAGCTATCGCCATTTTGCATATAATGATTCTCACAAATGGCGAGTGCATCTAATTGTGCATGCCAGGTTGAAACCAGGCATTTTGCAAAGAAGTTATGAGAAGAGTTTTTATAGTTGATCGTTACAAACACCCTGCTCTGTTGCGATTTACACAGACCAAGGTCATGTTTGATGCCAACAATGTGTATACCAATTGGTGCGATGATATTGTAACTGTTGATAGCGTTGACGCAGTTGATCAACCGGGTATTGTGATTGCCAGTGGTGAGTTTGTTACAACTGATTTTAGATCAAGAACCTGGGATTGGAATCAACATCATGTGGCTATTGGTGATATGGATTTAATTCAGTTTGATCCCGAGTACAGTTACCTCATACACGAAAGGCCTCCGTTCGCTCATGGGTCAAAGCAGTTGTATATCGTGGAAAATTTGTACCGAACTGTGTTGCAAAGTCAGCGTTTGTTGTATGTGGATAATACAGAATCTTATACACCAAGGTCATATCATGATCGGGTGTTATACGGCCTGGCTTCTGGATGGAAAACTCTGCGCATGGCAAGAGATAGTGAGTTTGATCGTGTGATTGTGTATGATAGGAATGTAAGGCAACTGGAGTACCAAAAGGACTTGCATTCACGATACTTTATACCAGATCAATTGGCCACTGGCAAAGCCACAGTAGGATCAATCACAGTGCCTGAGGACGTGAAAGCGTATTGGAAAACTTGGCATAATACCCAAGTGGAGTTTAGATTACTTGATCTTTTTGATAGCGTTAAACTTGAAGATCACAGTGTGATTTGGGTGAGTAATGTTTTTTGTTATGAACCAAGTATTTTTGAACACGGGTGGGAATTTTGTCAAGCGGCACAACATCGGTTGCAAATTGCCAATCCAACCTGTACAATTGTTGAAAATTAGGAGACACTTATGAGTAAACCCTTTGATGTAAGCAAATTTAGAAAAGAAATTACCAAGAGCATAGATGGACTATCAATTGGTTTTAATGATCCCACTGATTGGATCAGTACAGGCAATTATGCTCTTAACTATTTGATTTCAGGCGATTTCAATCGTGGCATTCCATTAGGCAAGGTAACAGTGTTTGCTGGTGAAAGTGGTGCTGGTAAATCATATATTTGTTCTGGCAACATTATTAAAAACGCACAAGAGCAAGGCATCTTTGTTGTGCTGATTGATAGTGAAAATGCACTGGATGAAGATTGGCTCAAAGCACTAGGTGTTGATACCAGTGAAAGTAAACTGCTTAAATTGAGCATGGCCATGATTGATGATGTGGCCAAGACTATTTCCACATTCATGGGCGACTACAAGGCATTGCCTGAAGGTGAACGTCCTAAAGTGATGTTTGTGATTGACAGTCTGGGCATGTTATTAACTCCCACAGACGTTAATCAATTTGATGCAGGTGAAATGAAAGGTGACCTAGGCCGCAAACCCAAGGCACTCACAGCACTGGTGCGTAACTGTGTGAACATGTTTGGCAGTTACAACGTGGGACTGGTATGTACTAACCACACATACGCAAGTCAGGACATGTTTGATCCAGACGACAAGATTTCTGGTGGTCAAGGTTTTATCTACGCAAGTTCTATTGTTGTGGCAATGAAGAAACTCAAACTCAAAGAAGATGAGGATGGTAACAAAGTCACAGACGTTATGGGTATCCGCAGTGCCTGCAAAGTCATGAAAACACGCTATGCTAAACCATTTGAAGGTGTACAGGTAAAAATTCCTTATGAAACTGGAATGAATCCATACAGTGGCCTTGTGGACTTGGCTGAGAAAAAAAATCTACTCAAGAAAGATGGCAACAGACTGATGTTTGTGACCGCAGATGGTGAAATACTCAAGTACTTTCGCAAAGCATGGGAAAGCAACGAAGATGGCTGTCTTGACAAGCTGATGTCTGAGTTCAAAAATCAGCCCGAAGAACTAAGTACCACTGACGCAACCTCGGAGGAATAACATGCATTCAACAGTGGTAAGTGAGATCTGGTATGAAATCAAAAACCATATCCCACCTAGTGATAGAACAGAAGTAGCTGAAATTTTAGTGGCCGTATTAGTCAATAACGACGAAGATCTTGATGATATTCGCGATGCGTTCAAGAGCGACAAAGAAGTAAAACAGGCTTTGGCAGCGTATCTGGATAACGAAAAGTCTTACGACGACGAAGACGAAGACGAATATGAAGAAGAAGACAACGACGAATGGTAACCTGTGTGGTATAATCGTATAGTACAAAATCTCAGTGCTATTCCAGATTTCATAAATCATTATGAATCTGAACTTGTTGCGGCCAAAAGCGACTGTAGGTTAGCTGGAGTTGTAGAGAAAAATATCACTGCCTTGCCCGGCATAACCGAACATCGCTTTAACCAATTGCAAGAAATTGAGGCAGTGCTAAACTATCTCAACATACAGTTGCGTAAAATCCGTCGACGCCATTTTCAAAAGTATCTTGAAAACTACGCACGAGCCAGTGGATGGCTGGACATGTTGTTCGGTTACGTGCAGCTGGTATGGAAGATGTCTCTGTATAATCAACCCCCAATAGATATGTTTTTAATCAGCGTGCCATACGCTGATTTTTCATCACCGCCTTGCGGTCCCGCGGTGCTTAAAGGTATTGCAGAGTCACATGGTTATACAGTACAGTGTCATGACCTTGGCATTGACTTTGTGAATTTCATGTGTGATTATCCGGATCTGGACGCAATCACAGTGATGTCAACCTGGATAAATGCTCATGATCCCAACGGCGAATACAATAGTATTATAGATAAATTTTATGATCACTGTGTGAATGAGATACTAAAGGTCAAATGTAGATACCTTGGAATCAGTGTGTTCAGCTTGTATCATCATAGATTCACTCTAGAGCTTTGCGAGCGATTAAAGCAAATTGATCATGATTTTGAAATAGTGATTGGTGGTAAAGGTATCAGTGTTAGATATGGTGCTGCCATAGAAAACAGTATCACCAAACTAGAAACCATGCTAGAGTTTCATCAAATACTTAAAAAACGCAAACTGATTGACTATGCCATTGTGGGTGATGCAGAAGATGCCATTGTAGATTTACTAGCAGGTAACTTTGCCAAAGACAATGATACCAGGCAAGCACCCAGTGAACGAAATCTAGTTTATCCATTTAGCAATTTTGATGACTATGACATTGCTAGATATGGTTCTCCTGGCATGGGCTTTAAACAACTGCCAGTGGTGAGCAGCAAAGGCTGTGTGAGATCATGTGACTTTTGTGATGTTGGCGTGCATTTTGCTAAGTTTCAAAGCAAAGACGGTGCACGCCTCACTGAGGAAATGATTTTCCTTAGTCAGAAGTATCGTATCTTTAGTTTTGCTCTACAGGATTCAATAGCCAACGGCAACATGAAGTCCTTGACTCGTATGTGCGAAACACTTGCAGAGTATAATCAAAAAGCACCCCCCGAAGAAAAGATTACCTGGGCGGCAAACTGGATCGCAAGACCTCCAATGAGTATAAAGCCTGCATTCTTTGATTTAATGGCAGCTTCTGGATGTGAATCTTTAGTGATTGGTGCTGAATCTGGCAGTAACTATGTGCTAGAAGCCATGCGTAAAAAAACTTCTGTGGAAGGACTATTTTACGAGATTGATCAAATGGATCGCTGTGGCATCAAGGTCAATATTAATTTGATTATTGGACATTGGTCTGAACGTTGGGTGGATTTTGTTGACACACTGGACATGACCCTAAAGCTTGCGTATTTTGAAGCAAAAGGCACAGTTACAGGTTTTCAAATTGGCGGAGGATTCCATGCGCTTGAAAACACCTTGGCCGCTGATTATGAGTATTCAGGGGTGGTAAAAAATTCAGCCAACTGGGAAATCATGTGGTGGAGTAATCGCAATCCAGATCTCACAGCCAAAGCTAGATTCGCTAGAATCTACATGTTTTGGAAAATGGCAAATGATCTAAACATGGGTCGTTATTATGATGTGTTTTCGTCTGGTAACGTAGAACTTCTTCCCTTGGTAATTGGCCTTGAACAAGCTCGGGATGATTGGAAGACGTTTTACCAGCCGCTGATTCCCGAAGACTACCAAGCCACTTGTCCATCGCTTCAATTGGTTGACCGTATGCCAGAGTTCATGGCTGAACGATTGCAAAATCTCTTTCCTAGCACTGTGATTAAATTAGGAGTAGACAGCTACAGTTGCAATGGCGATCCTGAACTGTTTGTTAGATACAACAATCAAGATATTTTTGTCAAGAGCTTGACTGAAGGATCATATGATTTTGAAATACCTCTTGATTATGACTATGCTCAAAAACCGCAACTGCTTGAAATAGGCATGCGAGGTAAAAATCTCAACACAGATACTGAAGTGGATGGTGATGGTAACATTCTTAAAGACAAACGAATTATACTTCGTGCTCTTGAAATTGATAACATAGATTGCTTTTCCAGACATGCATTGTATTATCAACGTAGTGTGTACACCGAAGAAGGTCTAGTGATCGAACAGGCCAGACCCGGATTTTTCAAAAATTCATCCATAGCCTGGCAGTTTGAAGCTCCTTTTTGGCGCAAGGTTTTGACCAGCAAGAACACACCATTGTTCTATGATACTGAATACAATGTAAACAACGATCTTGAGACCAAGCTCAGACAAGAGATTGATCTCATGCCATATTAATTGCATGATATACCAATTGAGTGTATAATCACACACAGGAGAACACATATGATAGAAGGAAAAGTTTGGGGTAAAACCGAATTGCTCGAAGCAAATGGAGTGCTAGAGTTTCATCGTATTGAAACCAAAAAAGGCGGAGTGTGCAGCAAGCACAAGCACAAACACAAGTGGAATGGCTTTTTTGTGGAACGAGGATCATTGTTGGTCCGAGTATGGAAAAACAATTATGATCTTGTAGATGAAACTGTGCTCATGGATGGCATGTATACCAAGGTTGCGCCAGGCGAATATCATCAATTTGAGGCACTAGAAGACACTATTGCCTTTGAACTTTACTGGGCAGAATTTGATCATAGTGACATTGAAAGAGAAACGGTAGGCTTTACAAAATGAAACGCATACTTGTAACTGGTAATTCAGGATATATTGGTAGCCATCTAGTGCAGATGTTGCTGGCCACAACTGATCATACTGTGCATGGACTTGACAGCAAGATTCCCATGCTAGTAAATCCACATTATCAATACATCGGTGATATCAATACCTTTCCAGATTTACATTTACCATCCTATGACGCTGTGATACATCTTGCTGGCAAGGTCAACGTTGGTAAAAGCGTCAAACTGCCATGGTCCTATTATGAAACTAACATAGTGGGAACACATCGTATGTTACAAGTTGATTGCGACAACTTTATTTTTGCCAGTACTGGTGCAGCGGCGGGAATGGCCAGTCCATATGGTATTAGCAAACGTGCAGCGGAACAAGTGGTCATACAAGATTGTGAATCGCGTCACAGACCCTATTCTATATTTCGTTTTTACAACGTGATCGGATCCGACGGCATTCCTCCCACCAATCCTGACGGTTTGATGTTGAATCTCATGCGAGCTAGAGAATCCAAGATATTCAAACTCAATGGTAACGATTACAACACACGTGACGGCACATGCCTAAGAGACTATGTGCATGTTAATGAAATTTGTGCAGCCTTGATTAAAGCTATTGATCAGCCGGCAAATGCTATTGAAAATCTAGGTCACGGCAAAGGGTACACGGTTCAAGAAATGATTGATACCTTTAAACGTGTGAATGACTGTGATTTTCAAGTGGAAGTATGTCCGCGTAGACCGGGAGATCTGGAAGCCAGTGTTCTAGACAATCCTTCAAACTATCTTACACAAACCTACACACTAGATCAGTTGCTCAAGATCTAAAGTATACGCCGATATTGACAATAAATATCGGCGTTATGAAATCCATTCCTATTTTCATTGGCTTTGACTCAAGAGAAGCCGTTGCATACCATGTGTGCTCAAACAGCATAATTAGACACTCAACTAAACCGGTGTCAATCACTCCCCTGGCTCTTAAAAACCTTGGGATTTACACCGAAACACATGCTGACGGTAGTAACCAGTTTATCTACAGCAGATTTCTAACTCCGTTTTTGAACAACTATCAAGGTTGGGCTATTTTCATGGACGGTGATATGCTGCTGCGCGATGACATCTCTCACTTGTGGAATCTGCAAGATGAAAGCAAGGCAGTGCTTGTGGTCAAACACGATTACAAAACCAAAATGACTGAAAAGTATCTAGGCAGCCGCAATCAAAACTATCCTAGAAAAAATTGGAGCAGCGTGATTCTATGGAACTGTGCTCATGAAAAAAACAAAATTCTTACGCCCGAATTCATAGAACAGGCCACTGGAGCGCAATTGCATAGATTTACTTGGTTAGACGATCAAGACATTGGCACTCTGCCCATGGAGTGGAATTGGTTACCTGATGAGTATGGTGCAAATTTAGATGCAAAACTATTGCATTACACGCTGGGTACTCCTTGTTTTCATGATTTTGCCACTACTCCCCAGGGAGATGAATGGCATAGGGAAAGAATTCTAACAGACTACAGTACACAACGAGGTCTAGATTAAATGTGGAAAGTATACATAGGATGGGATCCTGTACAAGCCGAAGCTGCTGAAGTTTGTAAGTACACCCTGCTTAAACATTCTACTCTGCCTGTGCAGGTGAATTTTTTAAGACTGAAAGATCTAAAAGAACAAAAACTGATTTGGAAGAACGATCCTGCTGCCACCACAGAAACCACAATGACCAGATGGCTAGTGCCGCACTTGAGCAACTATCATGGGTGGAGTTTGTATGTAGATCCAGATTTTGTGTTTTTTGCAGACATTAGAGAACTTTTTCAGAGCCAAGAACCAAGATATGCTACCATGGTGGTTAAAACGCCATACAAACCAAAAGGTACCACTAGACTGGATGGTAGAGCAACTGCTGCATATGGACGCAAATGTTGGAGCAGTCTCATGTTGTTCAATTGTGAGCATCCTAAATCAAAACAACTAACTCCTGAATATATTAACAATTCAAACATGAGCAACCTGCATCGTATGGATTGGGCAAACACTAATGAAATTGGTGGCCTCTCTGAAGAATGGCAGGTAATCCCCGGACACACTGACATAGCCATACTGCAATCACCTATCAAGGCCCTGCACTACACCGAAGGTGGACCTTGGACCGCTGCTGGACGCTCAGTCCCATATGGATGGTATTATGGAGAGGCTCTACAGCAGCTTAAACAAAGCCAACAAATTACTCCTGCCCCAAAATTGTTTGATGCATTACCACAGGATATAACCAACCTGTTTACTAAAATTGTAAACTACAGACACGATCCCGCAGGACAGTATTATGGAGATTCAGGATACAAGCAGATCATAAAGGAACTAGAGATGTTAGACAACAAAGCCTGTGTGGCTGTGGAAGCTGATACCGAAGAAGAGGCCAGTGACAAGCTAGAAGCCAAAGGACAAAATTATGATCCTTTTCTCAAGAGTTTTATCATAGGATCCGGTGGTCAAATTTCAGTTTGGGATAAAACCAGTGCAAGTCAAGTGCCAGTGGTGGTCAGAGGTGTAACCAAACGCAAGCAGATGGATGCCTGCAGAAAAGCCGGTAGAGATTTTTATTATATTGACACAGGTTATTTTGGCAATGGTCGTAAGAAAACCTATCACCGTATTACCAAGAACAACATGCAGTATCTTGGTGAAGTTCGACATCGTGACCGTGATAGATTGGCACTGACTGGTGTATCACCGAGAAAGTTTCGCCCAGGAGCAAATATTCTCTTGGCGCCACCTAGTCAGAAACTGTTGATGTGTTATGATATTGATCTTGATCGTTGGCTGGAAGATACCATTGCACAAATTAGACTGTACACTGATCGAGAAATAATTGTGAGAAACAAAGCCAGTCGCAGTGTAAGACAAAGCACCGACACCATGGAGATGGCGCTGGAACGCAATGTGCACTGCTTGGTCACATTCAGTTCTATTGCCGCGGTAGAAGCATTGTGTCTTGGAAAACCGGCCATTGTGCTTGGTCCCAGTGCTGCTGCTCCTGTGTGTTCGCAATCGTTAAAGGACATTGAAAATCCTTTTATTCCCAGTCTTGATGAAGTTGAAGAATGGTTGGCTAATCTTGCATACTGCCAGTTCACTGAACCAGAAATGCGAGATGGCACTGCATGGCGGATACTAAATGACAATTGATGTTGTAGTGTATTTCAGTAGTTTGCAAAAACAAACACCCAGTCGCAAGATTGATGTGTTACAGGCCTTTGCCGATGGTGCTCGAAGTCAAGGCGCATCTGTGGTTATTGAAAGAACCTATAATGTTAGGCCTGCCAGACTGGCTGTGATACTAGGCTGGCCAAGTCAACAACAAGATGGGCCTAACATAAGACTGCGACAGGCCGTGGTAAAAGAGCAGAAAAAAAGCAACAACCATGTGATGGCCATTGATGCCAGTACTTTCAAGTTTCATGACACTCATGGAAAGTATCTTAGATACAGTCTTAACGGTGTGTTCTACGACACAGCAGAATATGCCAACCGCAACAGTGATGCCACAAGATGGACGCATATCAGTAATGATCTTGGTTTACATTTACACCCTTGGCGTAGCGGAGGCAACTATGTGTTGTTGTTGATGCAGCGCGATGGTGGGTGGAGCATGAAAGGTTTAAACCCTGTTGAATGGAC